AAAAAGAAACTACCTCTACGTTCATTGAACCTGATAAAACCATTGGAGCACCTCTGTTGGCTCCACCAAACTTTTCTTTATACATTGCAGATATTGACTCTGCTTCTTCTCTTGTAGGACCTCCATAGCCATCTGACCTTGGAGTAAGTACTACACCAGGAACTGCCATGTTATCTAACAAGGAAAAGGTAAATTGTCCTGCAGCTTCGTCTCCTAAAATTTCTCTTAATACTGTTTTAAGTGGAGCCTGTCCTCTTCTGTGGTCATTTGGGTCTATTCCTTGTCGGATATGTACCATATCTTCAAATGGTATTTTTACAAAATCACCTTTACCGTAAGCGTAATATTCATAATGAGTAATTAGCTTTTGTTCAGTTCCTCTTACTTCTACCATATGAGGCATTAAAGGTACTAGTTCTACAACTTGTCCTTGTTTATTACGATTTTTGTATAAGTAAGCATCACCAAGAGTATTGAGTGCCATAATTATGTAGTGAGAAAGTAAGTTTTGAGACATAAAAGGATTAGGTCTATGATAAAGCTCTGCTAATGGATGATTATATTGTATTTCTCTATCGCCAAAAATTTGGTCTCTTTTTACAATTTGTAATGGAGGTTCTGAAAAAGAAGTTGATAAAACATTCAAACAAGCAATTACAGCAGAGTTGCCTGAACCATCTCCTATTTCTTTTAATTTATTGGATTCTACAAATCCTGATGAGGTATTGTAACCAAAAATGGAGGCATCGTTGCCAAACATTTGATTATAATTCGATTGTAATTTCTCTTCATTCCCTCTTTGTGAAGGTCTAAAGACATCTAAAGCTTTTTGAAATCTACTTTTTTCTTCCATGTACCCAGTACTCTAATACGCTGTCCACTCTCTTCTAGCTGAAAGTGTACTAGCTGCTAATCCCAGAGCGTCTACCATGTCATCATTTTTTCCGACAGGGAAGGTCAACAGTTCTCTTTCTAAGTCCGCCAACCAAAATGCACCCTTCTTAAAAAGGATGTCACCTGACTCCATCCTAGCTGATAGTGGTAAACTTTTGGTTATTTTATCTTTTTCAGCTCTTATTTCTTTTACCCTTAAACCACTCCTATTAGCTTCTTGAATAAATGGTTTAGACAAACCTTGATTTTCAATGCAAATGTAAGACCAGTTATATTTACTTGCAAATCTTTTAGCTGTAGGGATTATGTCTGGAGATTCAATTTTATCTCTAAATATATCTTCAATAAAGATTTTGCCCTCAGGAGTCATTGCACAACTAACAATTACAGTGTAATCACTTCTTTCTTCAGTAGTAACTGCAACATCCATAGTTCCGAAATGAGTTAGCATCGTTGGATTAAACTGTCCACCACCACCAATATAAAATCCATCATCCATTTGGTCAAAGTAAGAAAACCAGTCTTGTTTAAATAAACCTTGACCAGCTTCAATAAATTCAGCCATGTATTCTTGAGCAAAGACTATAGAGCCTACTTCAGTTTTGGCTGATTCAACTTCTTCGGGGTCTATTGCTGGATTATCAGTTGTTGCGAATTTAAATCTTTCCCAATCATCTCTACCGTCAGCTCTTTCCCATAAGTCATAAAACCAATTTCCTACACCAAGAGGGGTTGATATAAATAAAGCACCACCTTTTCTTTCGGTTAGTGTAGGTCTCAAGACTTCATGCCATACTTCTTCTTTAACGAAAGCTGCTTCGTCTATGACAATAAAATCTAAACCTTCTCCTCTTAGTCTTTGCGGATTATCAGCAGACTTACAAGCAATAAAACCACCATTGGGAAAATTAACTTCCATGTTAGCAATAGAGATTTTAGGTTCAATTTCTTTAGGAAATGATAAAGCGGCATTTTCTAGAGCTCTCCAGCCAACCCTAGCAATACTATAAGTAGGAGCAACCCACCAAGCTCTACCACCAGCCAATGCTGTTTGTATGCAAAGTTGTACACCAAGTCTAGTTTTACCAAAACGCCTACCAGCACAAAGTATTTTCCACCTTGCATCAGAATCTGCCACAGTTTGTTGCGCAACATGTAGTCCTGGAAGTTTTGGTGCATATTTAGCCATTCTTTTCTTTTGATTGAAATTTTCTCATTCTTTCAATAGATTTTTCAATAGCTGTTATTTGTTGTTTCCAAACCATATGCTCATCTGGTGACTGTAATTGTGAAGGTTCAACTAAAGACATACTAAAATGATTTCCTTCTAATTGTTTAAGTTGGTTCTCTATAATTGCTAACTTGTCTTCTTCTGTTATATATTTATAATCCATAATCTCCTACCATCTATATTTTTGCTTACTTGCTTTTTGTCGTTGTGCTAATGACTTGGCACTTAATGTTGAAGGGTCTTCTACAAACTCTGCATCCATTGGTGTCTCAAACATTACATTGCTAGATACCTGTCTTTTAGTTGGACTAGCACATTTAGGACAATTAATGATTGGCTCTTCAGTTATTTTATAAGTTACTTCAAATAAAAATTCACAAATGTCTTTAATACACTTATGTTCATATATAGGCATTACACAAATCTCCTCAAGTAAGCTCTTACAAATTTAGTGTACTCTCTTTTTGCTCCAGTTATTGTTTTACCGTCAAAAATATCGTGATGAAACTTACAAAATATAGCTACGTTACCCTCATTGTTAGATATGTCTCTATTCATTCCACCCATACCTATTCCAACAATGTGTGCCATCTCTAGCCACTGTGTTGTCTCGCATTCTGGCCATTCGCACTTATAGTTTGCTCTTTTTAAAGCTTTCTCTCTAAGAGCAGATTTATTTATTTTTCCTGTACCTTCGCGTTTCTTTTGTCCCATACCAGATACACCATGAGATTCACTTCTTCGTTTTTTAAATTCTTTATAAGTTTCGTTTTCTGGGTCCCACTCAACTCTAGGCATTACTATTCTTCTTCACTAGATACAGGATTGTACATTGTGTACTTAACAGTAATTTCTTCTCCAGCTTGAATGTCTCTTAAGAAATATAAATACCTTACTCTTTGGACTTCTACAATTTTTGCATTAGGTTCTTCACTATGGTTAATAAATCCACCAAGAGGAGTCCTGTATAGTTTTTTTGTTATAGGGTCTGTCACATGAGTTATACCAGCATTAAGACCTTTTTCAATATTTATATCTGAAAACAATCCTAAGTTATCTATTGGTGATTTACGAATTGTTAAACCTTCAGGTAATGGTGTGTATGTCATAAAACTACTTTAACAGAATCTTGATATAGATACAGCTCTTCCTAAGAAGAGCCGATGATGGGAGGAGGTCGGTGTGGATGCCGACAATTTAACTTTAGCTCTTCTTCTCTTTCAAAGTGGTATTTGATGAGGTCTTGATTAAAAATCTACTAGAGTACCAAAACAACAAAGCATTCCTAATCATATCTGGATTGTCTTGTTTTGGAATATAAAATTCATCTACAATTTGATTTTCTTTATAAAACTCTACTAGGTAGTGCTCTTCTGTTTCTCCTGTAATTTTAAATCTGTTTTTATTTGCGAAGATGTAATTTTCAATCATAGTTCTTTAACTATATCATAACGAAGTGGTATTTCAGAAAGAGAAAAGGTTGCCTCACAGGACAACCTTATTTCCTCTATAAGCAAATAAGTTAAATGAATAACCAGTCCTTAGTATAGTCTGTTTTAGGTTTATACATAATAGAAAAAATCCTAGCTAGAGCAAAAACATCTGCAATAGCGTTGTGATGGTCAAATTCTCCAAATCCAAAATAGTGATGTAAATGTTTTAATGTATGTCCTTTGCAGTGATTGTCGCATGTATCAAAACAAGGACCTGCATTGGGTAAATATTGTTTTGACATTGTAACTGTGTCTATCCATTCATTCTTTATTGGTTGTTCCATAATACCAAGCATTGAGTCATGAAAAACTTGTGAATCAAATTTTGCATTATGAGCAACAATTTTCTTATCTCCAATATTTCCTAATAGGATTGGGTATAACTCTCGAAACCTAGGTGCGTTAATACAATGTTTTCTATCTGGGGATGCATGAGACCAACTCTTTAAATTAAAATAGTCATCAGCTGGTCTTATATAACTGTGTGCAGACCTTAGATGTACACCCTCAAACCAAGCAATAGCTATTTGTGTCGCATCATTCTTAGAAACACCATTATCAAAGTAATTCCTACCTATAAGGTCTCGTCCTGTTGTCTCGAAGTCTAAAAATACAAATTCATCTGCACCTTCGAAGTATGCAGTCACTTATTCTCCTTTAATCTCCGCTCTCTACGAATAGCTCTACGCTCTCTTTCCGACTTACCACCCCAAATACCAAAGCGTTCTTTGCGTTCTACAGCGTATTCAAGGCATATATCGACTACCTTGCATTCGCTACAAATCTTTTTTGCTTTTATTGTTGAACTTCCTCGGTCTGGAAAGAAGTCATCCTGATTAGTGCCTTTACAATTAGCGTCTTTATACCAAGAGGGTATGTCAAGAAACTCTGCTAAATCACTATGTAAGTCCATATAAGGTAACTCTACTCGAACATATGTACGAAAAAAGGATTGAAAACAGGGTTATTATGAAATATACGAAGATACAAGGGTTTGTAGGTGTCAAATGTGCAAGAAAAATAGAATAAATTTGTGGGGGACACTAAGCCCAAGGGCTTAATCTCCGTATGTTATCTCGAACTGGACTGGTTCATCGTTATCCGCAACAACGTCCAACTGGGAGCGCTTTCCCCATTTCTTTGGATGGCTTCTCTCTAGGAACCAAGCGCTTGCTTGCCATACGCCATTATCGGCTGCTTTCCTTATATTTTTGATATGAGCACCCTCGGCTTCGGCTCTTGCTTTTTTTACTGCCTCCGAAAACTCCATAAAGGGAAAAACCAACTCTATTTCAGGGGTATCGTCCTCAGAGTCTGGTAAGGGATAGGTGGGTAACGCTAGCATGTCTTCTTCACTCTCTAAGGCAACCCTTTCACTCTCTCCTTTCTTCATCCACTCATAATAAGTAGACGGAGAAATACCAGCCATAATAGCGGCATCCTCTTGATAGTAACCAAGCTTAAGCCAGTTACATATGTTTTCTTGAACCTCAGGGGTCAATTTACTAGGTCGAGCCATATCACACTTGATTTTACTAGCCCCTAGGACGAAACTACGGCTTTTCAAGGTCCAAAAATACAGAAAAATTTATGCGCGACACCAAGGCGACGCCTAAGAGTATTTGTTAATCAAATAACACCCCCTGGGGTATGTGTTAAATCACAGTCTTTTTGATTAGTCAAATATGCAAAATATAGATAAAGGAAATATAATGATAGACTTTAGAAATACTAAAGTAATACCTATCAATATAAACGCTTTTCATATTAGCCCAAGTAATGAGAGTAAATATTTAGAGAATACCAAATCATTATCTAAGACTAAAGAAAATGTAGCGTTTAACATTGATAAACCAAATACATTGCATGTTGGAAATAATGTCCACCAAGCAATTGAATACAGCGTAAAGAATAACAATGACTTATTAGATACCTATGAGAAAGTAATTCACACTATTGGTTATCGTGATAGTGAATTGACAAGGTCATTAAGTCAACTACACCATGCTAAAAGATACAACAACAAGCAACCTTCAAAGACTAAGAATACAGACTTTAAGGCACATGAACGACTTAATTACAAAGTCGGTTATCAAGCATGTCAATGGCTTTTAGCTAACTGTTTAGATTACAGTAACCAACGATATGAAGTTGCAGTAAACAATGTCAATATCAAGGATAAAGTTTACTCAGGTACTATTGATGTACTACACAGAAATCAAGATGGCTCTTATAGTCTTTATGACTTCAAGAATTACAATGGTACAAGTGAGTACGAGAAACAAGTACAACTTAATCAACTTTATATCTATGCAGTTATGTGTGAGAGAGTTGGTATCAAGATTGTATCAGTCAAGATATTCAACCCGTTAGAGAAAAGTGTAATCACTAAGCACTTGACTGACGAGTTCTTACAAGACTTCATAGACAATCAACTCAAGTAATCTTTCTTAACTTGAATTATATATATTAAAGTTTTACCGCAAGAATAGGTAAAAAACGACAGGAAAGGGGAGGTAACGATGCCTAAGTATATCGTTGAACTAAAAGGAAAGGCACTGTGGAGTGAACACATTCCAATGCAGTTTGCTAATCCTATCGATGCAGCTAGGATTTACAAATCTTATGTTGCAAGAGGGAATCAGTTTGGAGGAATTGAGTACATCAAATTCTCTACTGATGACGGCAAAGTAAAAGGTACGATAGCTGAAAGGAGGTGGATGTAATGACACCTACTGACCCTATTTATGGGGTTGTAGCAATTAGCTTCATGGCTGGTATAGCAGGTACACTGCTTGCTGGAGCCATTTGGCTTTATGCTACAGAGTGGCTAATGGAGAAGTTCAGTGTAACTGACCCATTAGATAAGTACTACAACAAGTAGTACCTACTCTATTCAGGACTGTAGAGCTCATCATCAATGGTGGGCTTTATCATTTCTGCATAGTACACGACTATACGAACCGAAAGGAGGTGATAGTTATGGCTAAGTACAAGGAGCAATTAATGGCTCTTTGGGTCTTGATAGCGAGACCACGATGGTGGAAGGAAGATGGTTATTATTCTTCCATTGACGAGATTGTGAAAGTAATTCGCTTGATGGATATCCAGTCAGTTGACGAGTTCTGGCGCTGCGAACATTACAGTCAGTTCTCTGACTTGCATAAAGATGTAGTGGGAGTTAGACCTCGACCAATGAACTGGAGAAACTACTCAATCAAAGATATGGAAGCTGTGAGACGATATGTATTCGATATGCATGGTTCTCCTTTTGAGGAAGAGTAGTTAGCCACACTGTCCGAAGATGCTGGCAATCTTTGTCAATCAACCAGCCGTAAGCCACACGATAGGGGGAAGCTAACTAAACGATGTCCTAGGTATGACGTTAAACTGCCTGCCTACATATCTGTTAATACGTTATTTTCCAGGTGAGAATTGTATTGCAGATTTATATTTTTCAAATGCGCCGAAAAGATACATAGGAGGAGCTATGAAAGGTCTTGGAAAAGCCCTTAATAGATTAGCTACTTCTGAGGCTAGTAGAGCATATGCTACTGCTACTAAGAAAGAAGAATGCCGTATGGCAGACACTTTCGAAGGTTGCAAGCATAACCCTGCTAGAAACAGAGTAGCAAGTCAAGCTCTAGTGGATATAGCCATACCAAACTATGTTCCAGAAACTGAAGAGGAGATAATAGACCTAATGGGTTTATTGTATACCCCTACAGAAATTGGGATAGAGTTAGCGGATGGCATGTTCCTTATGCCTGATGGAGACTATTACGTAGTCGAACTCAAGGCACAAGGACATATCCAACTAGATATATAAGCCAGGCATTCTAGTAGCCAACTAAACAAGCTAGACAAACGACGACGGTAAAAAGGTATACCACCGTTACAAGTGTATACCCGTGAACCACGAATGAGTGGGAAGCGTGATGGGAATGGGCACAACGAGAGACATTAGAAAATGTTCAGTGTATAGGTAAGTGACAGTTGCTGAAACTACTGCCGTGTGCCCGGCCGATTACTTGTGCGTGACGACCTACTCATTATGGGTATGGGCACGAGTAGTCGGTAGTGTTCCTAATTAGTTTGTGTAGTTGTGGGCATGCAGGTAGGCGTTACGTTTACCTGCACTGCCATATGAATGTACAATCCGGTACATTCGCTACGAAAGGAATGGTGAGTAAATCGCCAAAACTAAATAGAACTATGCATATTGCAATCTATGTATTGCATTACGCATTTTATATAATCTGGGGAGCATTAGAAGATTTGTTATTTCTAATTACTCCATGGAAAGTAAGAAACCTGTTGTGGGATTGGTCAGGAGATGGATACGTAAGCCAAGCTCTTGACAATGCTATCTGGCGTAAGCGTTGTAAACGACAGTTTTGGAAAAGTGTACAAATTGTACATGCATGCAAAACTGGATACGCAAGATGCGACAGCATAATGATGCATATGGAATCTGTAAAGCATTTAGGTAATGAAGAAAAACTACGTTCTAAAAATTTACCTTACTTTCTTTACAGGGATTGGTCTAAAGCATAGTAAAAACCGTATCAAATGGGGGAGCTTCGGCTCCCCCTTTTGTACATTGATATGGCAGTTGAGAGAGGTGGACAGTTAGTCTGACTGACATTCCACACTATCACTCCAAATCAACTACCAAACGTAAGCCTAGTGAATAACGAGTAGCTAGGTAATCATAAGGAGGTATGAGATTGAAGAAAGAACTTACAGTTCAGGAAGCAATCGAACTTGCCAGAGCTCACAGTGATGTTGATTTTGACAGTAAGTCAAAGTTCAATGTTTCTAACAAGAGTAAGTACGCTCAAAAGCGTACTAATTCTGTTGAAGTGAACAATGGCGTGGTTACTCATACTGTTACTCTTGATAAGGCAGTTAGTAGTCTTGTTTATTCTGGCAAGGTAACTTACACTGACAAAGGTATCGTAGATACTAATGTCAATAAGTTATCACTAGATAAAAACAGTTACTACCCACAGTCATTCGAAAGTAACACAAGAGTCATCGATTCACTATGGTTGGAAAATCAAGAACTCATTGGAGTTGTTGGTAAATCACCTAAGTGGAACGTTGCATCTGTGAAAGGTATCCTAAACTATGACGGCATAGTTAAGAGACCATTCTTGGGTAGCCAACCTACTTCGTCTGAAGACCGCAGAAGTCGAAACGACATCAAAGAGATAGCGAGAATTAATCGTTATGTTGAAGGTGTTCGTAGGACTTCTATCATGCGTGCTCCAGAAGTTAACGAAGTATTACCTTGCTGGCAAACCAGAACGACCATTGGTGAAGCTGAGCCTTTTATCGAAGGTACAGGACAATGTACAAGTTGTGCATTTACTGTTATGGGAATCAACGACTCTTATTGTGAAGATGCAATTGCAAAATCACAAGACAGAATGTTGGCATCTCTAAATCAGAAATCACAAATGTTCGGTGATGGTAAAAGCAGATTCGTAGAGAACCTCAGAAGTGGGGTTGCTTTAGCTTGGGCTCAGATTAATGCTGATGTTCAAGAAAGATATGGCAATTACCTTGTGGACCTAATAGCGCATAACCTTGAGTTCGTAGAACAAGAGAAACCGCTTAAGTTCATGAAGTTCAGAGCCACTATCATAAACGAATATGCTGAGGTAACAGCAAAGGTAAATAGAGTAGAAGCTGCGTTAGATTACGCAGAATATACTTTAAGCTAACACAGCTAATAAATACTAAGGGGGTCGTCGATTCGATGACCCCTTTCTATATATATACAAACTATAGGAGATAATATGAAGAGGAATAAAAATACTAATTCCTTTAAGAGAAACGGTATGACAGATACTGAAAGAGAAATCATTCAGAGTCGTGCTGGTCTCGAGACGAAAGATGGAAAAGTAGTTCTTGACAAGAAGTACAGAATCCATCCTCAATCATGCACTTGCGATACATGTGCAGTACCAGGCTTTTGGTATGACTGGCTAAATTCAGTTCAGGCATATTACAAAGTTAATGCTGACTGTATTTATGAGACTGTTAAAGGTGAAGAGATACATTCAAAGGAATGTGTTGACACTGATAACACATCTTGTAGCTTGATAAAGAAAACTAGTAACTGGGTTTTCTCTTACTTAGCAGAGAAATATCCAGAAGAGCTAGCTCTTTACAAGCTTATGCGTACTGCAAAATTACGCAAGGCATATCACGAAGGTGATAGTGACACTTTGTATACAGAATACAATGACATGATTCTTAAGAATTATAGTATTGCATTCAAAGCTCAAGATAGTAAGAAGAAGAATTGGTCTTCTACTACTAAGGGCTACAAGGTAGAGTCACCTTTCGAATTACTTAAGACACTTAGGTAATAAATATACACAACTAAATAAGGATAACTATGGCAAAATCCATCAATAACAGTGACGTTGTTTGGTTAAACGAACAACAGCACATTGGTACTGAGGATATAGAAGAACTAATTGGAAGGTTTGAGGACCGACCAACTAGGACTAATAAATCCAAGTATCGTAGAGCTCGTGGTCTTACAAGTTACTATGTAAGTCAAATATCGGACTCTAGAAAAATGGAGAGAGAGAAGATACGTGAGGCGGAGAGGTCTGCCCTTCTTGACCCAATATCAATGGCAAACGCTATTGGTAGAGAAATATAATAACACAACTATCAGAGGAAACAATGATAAAACGAAATACTATAACTAAAATCATGGCTTATCTTAACAAAGATAATCATGTATATAAGCACTTGGACCCAGTTCAAGCTCATTATATAAGAACGCATGTCCCTAATCCTGGGGACATTGCGTGCATCATTACTGCTGGATTATGTGAAGCTGATGGCAACACATGTAAAGGCAAAGCTGGTGTGATTAATCCACTACTAGAAACAATAAGTTTGTTGGAGAAGAACAGAAACTTTACTGGTCTTCGACATATAGACTTATATGCCTATGCGTGGGCAATGTTGACCGACATGAGTATGCTCGGTTACGTAAATATTCGAAACGAGTATTTACATTATGCAGCACCGTTTCCATTTACTGGAAACAGTGTAAGTTAATAAATAAACACAACTACAGAGGAGAAATATGTGCGTAATAGCATCTATACCTGCTGGTTCTACAATTGATGAGAAAACTCTCAGAGAGATGTGGGACACAAACTCCGATGGTGGCGGTATCGCTTTCATCGAAGATGAGCAAGTCAAAGTCTACAAGACTATGAAGCTCAAAGCATTCTTGAAGAAATTCAAGAGTGTTGTCAATACCCATGGTGGTAATGACATACTAATGCATATGCGTATCAAAACACATGGAGATATCTGCATTGAGAATACTCACCCATTCTCAGTCATGCAAGATAACAAAGTGCGTAACGATATTGTATTTGCACACAATGGTATCTTACCTACTGTGTTTCAAACCACAGCTAAGGACAAAGATGCCAATGGTATTCAACTTAGTGACACTCGTAGATTCAATGAGCTCTTTTGGAGCAACTTTGATATACGAGCTCTTGATGTGCCTGGCACAATTGAGATGGTCGAAGAGTTGATTGGATTCGGCAACAAGTTTGTTGTACTCAATGCAGACCCTGCAATGAAGAAACAAACATACATTGTCAATTCAGGTAGAGGTTCATTCGATGAGGGTGTTTGGTATTCAAACCAAAACCATTGTCGTATACCTTACAACAATACCAGAGCAGCTTGGAATACAGACCTCGCTGAGAACGATGAGAAAATACTAAGCTCGATTGCACAACGTGAACCAAAGGTTGAATTGATTTCAACATTGGAACAACAAGCAATCAATGCTGGACTGTATGACCCTCATTTACTAAGCGATGAAGAGTTTGTCGAGACAATTGACAAGCTTATTACTCAATCAGGATATCAGACAATAGAAGATGCTGCCGAAGGTATGTACTTCGAGTTTGATATTGATGGCGGGATAATATGTCCAGACTGTGGTAATCAACTAGACAAGAATGAGAAGTTCGCAAGAACATGTCATGAAGAATGTGTCTTTGCTGATTACACAATGGACGCTGAATCCTATTACAACGATGACAGTAGATTCATCGAGTATATGGAAACACGTGCCATTGAACGACACTATCAAGACAAGATAGTTGGTCATCAGGTAACTGATGATGACACTGGTCAAACAACACTGTTTGACTAGACAATAAACACAACTAAACAAGGAGAAACATGAATCAGAATCAAATGATTACTGACAGTGCAACTCAGTTGAAGTACAAAGTAATCTCAGTAGATGAGATTAGTAGAGTGCTTTACAGAGAAGATGATTTAGAGTTAAGAAATCAATCTACATTTGCACACTCCCAAATGCCCTATGAATATAGGAATTGGTTAACAAACCAAGGTGTACCCCATGACCAAGACGATATGGATAATGGATTGACACATTGGCAGTTTGACCGAGCTATGGTCATAGACCTGCATGATGGTAATGGTTGGAACGATATCTTCGCTGAGGCAGAAGTTAACGGTTTCGGTACATTACTAACAAGGGTATCTGAACTATGGGATAATCTCGTAGGGGATGAGTACACTTCAGACGAAGCACGTACTGTCCGTAGATACCACGAACGTGTAGCATGGCAAGACTGGATGGATGAGTTAGAGCATGACCCAAGTTATCTTCTAACTCAACACCAAATCTCCGATAGGGGATATGGTAGTACCGAGACACATGCCATAGCAAGTACTTTGAGTAGAACATTCAGAGTCAAGCAGCATGAGTATCCAAACGGAGTACAAAGAACAATTGGAGATAGAGACTTTGGTAAGCATAAGTTATTTATGCAGACAAAAGCTCCAAGATATTGGTCACAGATACCTTTTAGGTATTTCGTAATACCAATGCCTAGTTCTAAATTCGTTGAATACTTAGACTCGGTAAGTGCATCTGGCAACCACATACAGATAGGACAACAAGACTATCTATGGGGTGATGAGAACGGAAGGATTATGCAATCAGCAAATCATTCTAATTATCATTACAACGGCTTGTGGGGTCACATGCAATATTTCGACTCAGTCGAAAACAAGTGGCTAGCCAGAACCGGTCGTTGGGGTAGAAATCATAAAGAGTGCAACATATGTAGGACAGTACATAATGCACACTATATGACATGGTACAAGAAATTGGACACATACAATAATGGAAACAGAATGCGTATATGTTTCGATTGTGTTCCTTTATGGACAGCTTCTTACAACACAAGTGAGAAGTGTTTCATGGTTACACCTATGGAAGTATCAGAGCATAATCTACATGCATATGAGGGCATGGAAGATGATTACTATGTTAACTATATCCATGGTGATAGCGTACCAACTGCTCGTGGTTCAAGAGATTATCTATTCAAGATGATTGATGACCCAGAGTATCAGGACGATGAAATGTTCCACAACCAACAAGCATGGGATGAGAGTGACTCTCTTCCTATCGATGTTCGTAAGTATATGACTTGGATGTACAAATCATTCAAGCACAGTACAGAAGATATCAAAAACCAAGTGGTTGGAGATATCAAGGAACATTATCTATTGTCAGATGACACTGACATTGGCGAGTCTAATCACGACAACATAGTGATAGGACCTGACGATGAGCATCCTTACGGAGTGACTGGTGCACAGTATATACGTAGGATTGGGTTACACCTTCCTAGTGTATACATATATGCTTCGGACAATCCAGTATCTGATGTAATAGTCAGTCTAAGAATTGATACCAAGTTCGCAGCGCGACAGTGGTACTTCAGTTCAAGACGCTCTACCAATAGTGATAGAAGAGCAGATGACAACTGGCGTACGCCAGACAACATAGGCATAGAGCTTAACGTGACTAAAAACGATTATCGTTATGCTCCTGACTTCTATTACGTAGACTACAGAGATGGTGAGTATTTCAACTACTCAGTTGATACACCTCATCACAATGTACCTATGGGACACAGGTGTACTTGTACACATTGTGTTGGTGATAACAAATCACATCCTACGCAACCAAACTGGCACATCGAACGTGGTGTTCATCTAGGGCTAGAGCTTGAGCTCGTAGCTAGAGATGGCAGAATGCTTGATGAGGTAGGTCTGCTTGAGTTATTCGAAAGAACAATTCAGGTATTCCATCCAGAGAACTTGCAGGATATGGTACATAGAAGTGGTCACAATGCACAGTTGTTATATGCGAAACGTGACGGTTCACTGCCTAGTGAAACTGGTGTTGAGTATATATCACAGCCAATGACATTGAAGGCGTGGCATTCAGTTCCTAAGAAATTTTGGAACTTTGTAGAAGCTAACTACAAAGCTTTCAATCTTGATGATGTGGGTATACATATCCACTTCCCTTGGGCATCAATGAAATTGCCACATGCTTACACAATGTTGTCAGCACTCAATGCACTACAACTAAATCAGAACGGAATGCTTGGTAAGATAGCACAACGTAATGATTCAACGTATGCAAGATGGGACTTGTTGCAATACAGAGATACTTACAACATCGTAGCGGAAGTTGCTAAGAATCGTACCAGAGCAGACAACGACAAATACAAAGCAATCAATCTACAGCACGAAGATACTGTAGAGCTTAGGTATTTCAAGTCTAATGCTAGGGGTACTCGTGTCTTAAAGAACCTAGAGTTCGTAGACGCACTGTATGAGTTGACAAAGAACGATGCTGATACAACATCGGGATGGAATTATGATGAAGACATGCCACAGTCTGACTTGATAGAGGTTGCCACACAATATGGTAATCAATCTACTAAGTTCAAGATTGAGGGTGTACATCATGATGAAGTACCTTATGCAAACGATATTGAGTTTAGATTGTACAACTTTGTACTTGATAAACGAAATAGATATCCTAATCTATACGACTTCCTGATTGATGATAGTGAGTACACAGCTCCTGTCTTCCAGCTTGAAGACATTGGATATTGGGATACTCCTGTGGTAGAAGAACCACAAGAGGTAACACAAGAAGTTGAGAATGTATTTAGAAATACATCTTTCAATTTCGGTTCAGATAGCATTACGCTTTCTGGAACAACATACACAGATAATAGCGAAAGGTAAATATGCCTAGAGACACTGAGTCTATTAGACACGCGTTACATACTAATCCTAGTGAAGCTCCCGTATCTTACGGGGGCTTAGGGAGTATATGGAATATCTATCCTAATTCTATTGGCATTCCTGCTGGTAGAAATAATGGTAGGTTCAATACTTTAGAATCTCTTAAGAAGGTTCAGAAAAGATATTGGGCTAAAGGTATTCCTATGGGTATGGAACTGGAACTAGAGCTACCGGGAAGCTTCGACAATACATCATGTGATTGTAACTGGTCTTGCAGTGAATGCAACGAAGGTTATCACGGTGATTGTGAAGAAGGAGATTGTGGTAGAGACTCTGGTTCATACAGATTCTACAGGGACTACGAACCTGTACGTAACGTTATGGAACTAGTTAACAAGAATGTAGAAACTGGTATGAAGAATTTTGCCATGAGGCAAGATAATGATTACTTTCACTACATCAATACCATATCAGCTAAAGGTGATGGCTCACTACATAATGGCGTAGAGTTCAATCTACAACCATTTACTAAGTCTGCTTTCATCAAGTATGCTGCGTCAGCATGGCAAGATGTTGGGTATCAACATTTCGAAGGGTTTAACACTGAGAATGCTGGTATTCACATACACTTGCCTAAGGCTGCATTTAATGATGTTGAGATATTCATGTGGTTACTCCTTATGGAGAACCTAGGATATACACATCATCCTTCTAATGGTCTGTCGTTCCTAAGTATTATTGGTCAACGTGAACCAGTTGCTTATGGTCGACTTAACAGTAGAAGTTCTGCAGCTCAACTACTGGATGCAGTAGAAAATAGAAGGTGGTATCAAGGTAGAGGGCTACAAGTCAACTTCAATGGTCATGGCAACACTATTGAGTTGAGATTGTTCAAAGCTCAACAACTACCACATAGACTAATCAAGAACTATGCCTTTGTCGATATGACATGGAGATATGTTCACTTACTTATGGACTTTGTAGAGGATGAGAAATATTCTCAAGCTATGCAATTCCTAAGTAATACTGATATGTTTATGGGGTACATCATGAATCCTAACGCTAAGGGATACAATGATTACCTAGCAGGTTACATAAAGAAGCGATGGAAACGAGCCAATGGTTCTGACTACACGTTTACAGAAGACATGTTACCTACATTACGAACTCTCAATGAGCGTTTCCAATCAAGAGATTGGGAAGTCACTGAGACACAAGATAATAACTCAAACACAGAGGAGGTATCTAGTGAATAAAATAACTGCTATAACAACATCCATAGCATCGTCACCCTGGTGGTTCTTTCCAGGACTTGACGTAGCAAGGGAGTGTTTTACATGCTACCTTATTGGTCAGCTTGCAACACTACCTTTGTTCTTTGCTATTGCGGTTGGTATCGCATATCTTATGGGCGACTAGAAATAGTCGCTTGTAAGTAGCAACTACACACTACATTAGGAGCACTGCCGACTGCTCACACAAACAGTAGTCGGATAGTGTGGGAGACCGGAGACCTATATACTGGAATTCAAATTTGACCTTGTTTTTGATAATTTTGCATACCTGTGCTCATCTCTGTGTGTAGATACCTAAAAGCATATGTCCATATGGGTTTTGGGTTTTACTTCTATCTATATGGGTTTTGGAATATACTTCTATACCATAAAAAATTTAATGTTTTTTAGCGAGACGGAGACTTATAACCAAAATTGCTAGTAATAAAAGAAATATAAAAAAAACACGGAATGTCGAAAAACTCTTACAGTCTTATTTATGGGTGTAGTGTGTCGGTTTTGGCTCCCCGTGGCACACGACACGAAACCTTATTAAATGGGGGTTTGATGTCGCGGGTACGACTTTTGAAAAACTCTCCCCCTATATAGTATATAAAGCAATAAATGTGGGGTTTTT